CATGTAAGATCGCAATTCTTTTCTTCAAGCAAAATACAAGTACCAGTAGGAGATGGAGTAAATACGCCAGCTACAAAAGTACCAACAGTAGCAGTAACCGTTGCATTAGGATCTGCATTGATGTTATTTGTAACAGCAGTAGCAGTTTCATTAGCAGTAGGTGTAGCTCCAGATGGATTTTGATAGCCATAATATTTGCTAGATCCAAATGTCTGCTGAACTTCATAAGAAGTTAAGCAAGGTAAGCTCTTAATTAAAAGAGGCCACTCATACGGGCATTCGCATGAATCAGGAATAGTAACGCATACTACAGTTTGTTGCTTTACACAAGCAGACGGACACTGGCAATAAGCATTAAGAATGTCAGCAAGCAGGATGTCTCCGTAACCTTGTACGGTAACACCACCTGAAATTGCTGTTACTGTTGAAGCACTTAAGCTATCAATCAGGATTTTTGTTGGTTGACGTAACAACATTGTTATTATGAATTAAAAGTTGGACTAATTTATGAATTTTAAGTAATAGCGGTTCTATTTTCAATAACATTTGTTTGATATCTTCTAGATTCAATTTGCTCAAGCTTCTTTCGTACCGCTAAGTCCACTATTTCTTTCCTACAATGCAAAGCAAGCTCACAATCAACTTGGGCATTTACAATTTCAATATTTCTAGGATATCTTATATAGTCTATATCGGATTCAACCCCGTAAGATTGAGTTCCTGTAAATAAAACCATAGAATCTCCTGTAATTTGATAGTAAAGCCTTTCGTCTTTTGGCCTGTTAAATGGATCTCTTGTAATTTCATCTCTTCTGTCCGAGGTCATTACCTTGGCTTTTAGAGGCTCAGAAATACCAGTATAACCACATACATTATTAACATATTGAATACGAAAAGAAGCCCTTAACATGAACATATAGCCATTATTTGTTCCTGAAGGGTTCTTTGGCGTAATAACCGGAGCATTTGGATTGTAAGGGAGCAGGAATATCTCCTGCCCCGCTACAGGTGCTCCCGTATTAAAAATAATCTCATCAAGAATAGTAATCTCTCTAAGATCATCTATACGTTTTTGTGTTATTTGTGCTGCCTCGTATTTATTAGTAATATATTCTATCTGACATTGATTAATTAACACTTCAAACTCTTCAGGATATACAGTACCCGTATTGTCCTTGTTCAAATTGTCAAGGAGGGCATTATACATATCTGTAGCAGTTACTATCATGACTTATTAATCTTCAGATGTTGATTTACTAGTCTTTTTTTCTGGAGCAGGTTCTCCATTTTTAAGCATCTTGTTCCATTGAGTAATCAATGCATTGTTTGAATTATCTCGCATAAATTCAATAGCGAAATCTTCATTAGCTCCTACAAGTTCGCTTCCGTTCATGTATTTGCCATTAACAATGCGTAGAATACCTGCCTGAACAAGTTTACGAAGGAAGATTTTATGTTTAGCATTTCGATCTTCAGAAACATTGAGAATATCCCCAGGTTTATTCATAGCTAAATCATATAAAGAAGCCTCAAGCTGAGTTCGAGACATGTCTTTAGTATAAATCTGCAACAAACGACCATAATCTTGCATTTCTTCAAGGCTCATGCTACGCAACTTTTCCATAGCAGCAAAAATTCTTTGATTCTTGCCAACTTTTGAAGCAGCTTCTTTTTCCTTGTCTTCAACGTAATAACGATGAATACCTGGATTTACAGCTTCTTTGTTTGGAGCAACCATTTCATCTGATAATGCAATCTCCAAAAGGAAACGCTGTTCATCAGATTCCATGTCAAAGCTTTGAAGGTGTGCAAAACGAAAACTTTCAAAATCAGAAATTCTGATAGGGGTGTTTTCGGCCACAACCAATTTCTCTCCGTTTTCTTCTACAACCTTACCTTTATATTGCTTTCCATTAATAGAAAAAGTTTTTGTAACCTCTTCAAACTTTGGTGTAATATATACGGGTGAGGTATGATACTTCTGATCAGTACCAATGAGACGCACAACACCTGTGCGTTTATCTAGAACATCTTGAATCTCTTTAGACATAAAATTATCTGTTACTGTTTAATTATTAAGGAACATAAAGTTCTGCTACACCGAATGGGTTTTTCATACAAACACCAGTCTCAGACAAGATCTGAACCTGATATCCATCCATTGAGTTAGAAGCAGTTGCACGCTTGTTTCCGTCAGGTGAAGACATACCGTCAATAATCTTCTTAACGAAGCGACGATCTTCATTTCCGTTACCAAGTGCAATAAGCTCAACCATAGGATCGCCACCAATAGTAGAACCAAGGTTTACGAAGATACCACGCTTCGATTCCTTAGATACACCATAGATATCACGATCTTGTGGACGCCATGCAGCATCAAAAGCAGCATTCCAAGCTACAACCAAACGAACACCACCCATTTCGTAAGCGTTAAATGCTACTTTAACACCTTGCTTCTGCTCTTCAGCAGATACGAACAAAGGAAGTGGGTTGTATTTGAATACATCACGCATTAAACGCATGAAGTTCCATACGAATGCTTGACCACCCATTACAAACACTTCGTTTACGCCTTCTCCTGTAGTGCTCATCAACTGAAGATTTTGCATTACGTTTTCAAGAGTACGAACATTAAGTGTGTTGTACTGGTACTTTAACGATCCGTCACCCTGAGCAATGATACCATCACCCTGTACGATTTCACGTCCGTTTAAGTCACGCATGTACACGTTTTCATTAGCATCAATAGTAGCTTTACCGTAAAGAAGCTGGTTCTCACGAGCATAAGCCCAACGACGCATCATTTCCAACTCTTGCTGCTTAAACCACAAACGCTGACCGTTGTGTTCAACCCAAAGAACTGTATTTTGAGCAGATCCAGAAATAGAATACTGCATACGCTGAATTGTCATATAGTTAGTATGCCATTCAGGGAAGGTATTCTTTTCGTAACCTGTTTCAGACAATTCAGGGAACGCAGTGTAGCTGAAACCAACTTCAGATCCAACATCAAGCAAAGATTGATTAATGAAAGATCCAGTTGAATTACTTACATGTTTAGCTTTATAGGCCCATACACCAGAATTAATCTCAACAGGATACTCGTTCATGATCTGAATCAAAGTACGACGATCTTTTAATTCAAGAACGTCATTTGGTGAGAAATAGTTGGTGTTCAACTCAAGCGTAAACACGGCATTGTTCAATGTAGAAACTGGTGTGTTAGCTACTGTGGAAGTGATTGTTCCTTTACGGAAAGGATAACCACGAAGTGCCCACATAAACTTACGGTTACCAATAACCTTGAAGTTTTCGGAATTAAAATCAGGAGTAATTCCTTTTTTTGTCATTCCACGACGAGCCAAATATGATGAAAACGCAGAAAAGTTACTCTCAAAAAGGTTTACTACGTTCATTGAAATCTCAGGGCGAGTAAGCAAAGCTGCTGCCAGAGAATTTGTCATCGTGGTCTTGTTAGCATCATATGTGCCAGTACCAATGATTTTCATTTTGTTTAATAATTAAGTTTAAAATTGTGAAGGAGCTGCCAATGCATCAAAATCAATTTCTGTAGAAGGAAACCCTCCTCTGCTCTGTGGAATCTTTGGCTCTGGATCAAGCTTGTTCAAAAAGTCGTTTTTAGCAAACTCCTTTGAACGTGTTATTTGTTCTCTAATTTTTGCATCACCTTTTGATAGAAAGTATGCAACCTTTACAAGAGTTTCGTCGCTTTGCAACATCTCAAGAAGTGGTGACAATCCTTTTTGCTCATCTGGCGTTACAAGATATCGAAATTGTTCAGCAAACTCCGATTTTTCGCTTTGCGATATCGGGAGTCCGTTGATATTTTCCAAACTGTTAAAATAACCAAGTGCACCCTTAATTGATTCATCACGAACTTTGGCCATCTGCATATATTGTTGCTGACGTTCAAAGTTTTGTTGTTTAATCATTTCATCGGCTGCCCTTAGTTTACGGTCTTGATATTCAGTGCGGATCTTTTCAGCTTCAATATCAAGAAGTCCTGATTGATCCATTTTTTTAATTGTAGATTCAATTTTATCATCATCCCATCCATTAGGACGACTTTCACTTTTACCAAAATTCTGCTTTAATGAAGTTTTTACAATGTCATATGATGCCATTTCTTCAATTTCAGAATAACCCTTCATTGTTTTATAGAAATCTTCAGGCTTGACACCAGATTCAATAGCCTTTTGAAACTTTTCTACTTCTGGATGAAGATTAACTGATGCAGTTTGCTCTTTTCTTACAGCATCATAAAGAGCATCAAGGTAATCAACCGCATTATTTTCACTAAGATTATTTGGAATTTCATATCCAAATTCATCATAACGCTGCTTTACCTTTTCAAGATAAGATGATGAAGAATTTAAATTATTACTTACATTATCTACTTGATTAGTATTAGTGTTAGTTACACTTGGTGTAATTTGTTGTGTTGTGGTAGATTCATCCAAATTAGGAAGATTAGCTACCATTTGTGCAATATCTGCTTCGGCTGATCCT